CCGGCAATGCTTACCGGAATATTCTGGATACGCCCGAACGCCCCGCCGTCGATGCACTCGGCATACCAACTTTGCAGGGACAGGCGCGCATCCTCAGCGTCTCCGGCCGAGGGAACTCCCCCGGACCGGATCACGCCTAGCTTTCGGTAGGCAGTCGTGACTACATCCCGAACGCTGTATGCCATCAGTCTTCCGACGCCTCAGCCTTAAGGGCCTCGTGCTCGTCACGAAGCTTGCGAAGGGCGGGAAGGCCCAGCTTATGATGGGCGGAAATCCCATCTTCGGCCAGGGCCGCGCGGATGGCTTCGGCTTCGGCCTTTTCAGCCTCCGCTTGACCACCGGCCACCGCTTCCTTGTCGCTGCCTTCGGTCTTGAAGAACCGATTAGCAGCGAACTTGGCGAGAGTCGGCTTGTCGGTCACGGAGACCGACTTGCCTTCAACGAAGGTCTCGCCATGCTGGACGACGTAGCGTTTGCCGTCGTCGTTCACCTGACCCTCGGGGTACTCGCCGTGGTAGGTTACGCCGCTCACTGCTGCGGCTCTTCGACGGTGTAGGCGATAGCGACTTCAATCGTCCCGGCAGTGCCGACCGTACCAGCCGCAAAAGCAGCCGTGACGAGAAGGCGGTTGTTGGAAGCGCCGGTACGGAAGAAGACGCCGGTCGCCGCCATCGTATCAACGACACCGCCGGCAGTCGTGATGGTGTTAGCCGCCAGATAGCGGTCAACGTCAGCCACGACAGAGCCGTAACCGCCATCACCGATGTTCAGGGTGGTGGAGCCGCCTAGAGCCGACGACTTGACTACGAGGGACTGCACGACAGCGTTAGCGGGGAGGTAGAACAGCGGCATCGTGTCAGTCGTGGTCAGGCCGACCGTGACATCAATGATGGTTTGCTGAATGCGGATTTGACCACCGCCAGCGCCAAAGCCGGGAATCGGCAGGGCATTGGCAATAGCGCGGGAGTTAACAACAGCCATAGTCTTTAGTCTCCTAGCGTTTCCCCGGTCAGCACCATTGCCAACCGGGGGGAATGCTTAGTGGTTAGGCTTCGGGGATCGCAGCGGTGTAGATGTTGTACGATCCGTACTGGATACCCGAGAACGAAGTCTTCTTGATGCCAATGCACTCTTCAATCGCCTTGGCAGGGCGGAATTGATAGTCCTGATCGTTGTCGGTGATCAGGCGAGGCATTTGCCCCCAAGCGACAGCAAGAGCCGACTGACCAACCAGCGTAGCTTGCGCCACGTCGATACCGCCAGCACCCGCGCCCGCGATCACCGGAAGGTCAGCGACCTCCTTGCTGATCATGCCGTTCCAGAGCAAGTCGCCATTGCGGAACAGCGGGTTATTTTTCCCGCGCTCCATAGCGTCCCGGTTGGCCTGGAACATGGTCGCGTCACGACGAAGGTCGCGCATCTGACGACGCTGGACGAACACGACGTACCATTCTTCGCCATCTTCCGTCATGTACGGGTTGATAGCGGGGCCGGTCGAGTCGATGTCAGCCGTAGCGGCGGCACGCGCGCGAGCGGTGTCGAGAACCGCAGTGCTCATCTTGTCGTCAGTGTTGTCCAGGGTCGCCAGGGCCGTAGCCATGACGTTGGACGAACCGTTAGAGACGAGTGCCCCGAACTGCACACGATCCGCGTTGTTCACGAGGAAGGCGTTACGCTCGGCGGCGGTCGCGTTGGCGTAGGTGACGACCGTGTCCGTCGCGTAATAGCCATCCGTGGCGATAGCGCCGCGCACGACAATGCCGTTCAGGTTGTCGATGATGCCCTTCTTGAGCACGATGCGCGCCGCCCAATCGCGAAGCGACGGACCGGCAAGGCGCAGGATGTCCATGTTGGAGCGGTAGGACGAAGACTTCGGCACCTTGACGGCGTTACGACGCCAGCGGGTGGTGACCTTGTCAGCAAACTGCGCCAGATCGACTTCGTTACCCTCAAGAACCTGAGAGTCCGAAACGCCCGCGTTCTTGATGACGCCCAGCAGCGGGACAATGATGTCCTTTCCGCCGTCAGTCTTGTTCTCGCGGAAGACACGGATGACCGCGTCGGAACCCTCACCCATGAACCGATCAAAGCCGGAAGCGCGGATGTAGGGCTTGTAGTAGTCGTTGATCAGCCAACGAGTCTCGTTAAGAGACGAATTAATTACAACCTCAGCCAAGTTTTACCCCAGTGCGAATTTTACCTCCGACCAATCCGCACCTTGAGGAGCTTGACCAACACCGCCCTTACCGGGCGCAGTAGCCAAGCCTTTAGGGGGCATGGGCGAAGACGGTTTCAAAATAGGCGCGGGCGCGCCCGGTTCAGAAACAATCCAGCCCTGCTTGACAGCGTATTCTCGCGCGAACTCTTCTGGAGTCTGAGCGCCCAACGTCTGTAGGGTCCGTGACCGTTCGTATTCTTGCACCACATATCCGACCGGATCAGACTGGACCTGAACGCGCTGGCCAAGTGTAGGGTCTTTAGCACCCTGCTCTTGCGCCCACGCGACTGCGGCCTCTACCTTTTCCTTGCCGTGGATTTGCTCGGCAAACCGGCCAGACATTTCCGCCCGCATCTTCCATTCGGTCGCCTGGACCGTCTGTTGAACGTAGGCGTTATACCCAACCGGGTCTTCGTAGGGGTCCGGGGCCTGAATTGGTGCTTGAGCTTGGGGCTTGGGCATGTTCGCCCGCGCTTCTGCCAACTCACGCTCCAAAGCCTGTCGTTTGGCCCGTTCTTCCTTCATCTCACGGTAGAGAGTCGGGTTGAACTTCTCTTCAACAGGCGGCTGTTCTTCCGGCGCCTGCTCCTCAACCGGCTGCTCAGTTGCAACCTGTTCAGGCTCTTGCGTTACCTCTGGCGCTTGTTGCTCTTCAGGCTGAATTGCCCAAGGATCGGATGCGTCGTCGGTATCCAGAAAATCAGCCATTCACTTCCCTCTGCCCGATCATCGGCGGCATCCCTGAGTGCAGATCATCGGCGCACCATCCCTCGCGGGTATGAATACTTCGGATTGCTTCGGGATGCAAGAAGGATGCGCCGAGAGGCCGGGAATCGAACCCAGCACCGCTAGCAGACTTCGGGGAGCGACCCCTCTCCCATGCTTCGCAGACTCGCCAGAGGACCGGCATAGCTTATCCAAAGAAAAGCCCCGCAGCGGTCTAACGCACTGCGGGGCTAGTTCGGCCCCTAGGAAGAAGCCGTGCTATCGTGGAGGAAAGCCCGATCACTCTACACGCTAATCAGCTCGCGTCAATCGGCTGACCCAGATTGAACTGCGCCGCCTTCAGTACCGTGTCCGCTTCGGTCTCGCGCGTGTCAGCCCCGACTTGCTGGGCCTTGGCCATGTTCAGCGCTGCCGTGGATTGCTTCACCTGAATATCAGCCTGAGCCGCCATCTGGGCGAGCTGCACCTGCATCTGCTCAATCTGCTGCTGCATCTGTTGCTGCTGTTGCGCGGCTTGCTGCTGCTCTGGCGTCAGGTCGCCCTCTGCCTCCATCATGTCCTTGATCCGGCCCTTCTCGGGAACGGAGGACAGCGCGACGCCAATCTCAAAGGCCTTCTTAGGCCCGACCGCCTCAGCCAGTAGCGGGAACATGGGCGACAGGGCCTCGAACTGTTCGGCTTGAAGGTTCGCCGTGTCAGGCACGGTTTCAACCTCAATATCCACGTCCATAGTGGCAAGCTCGTTCTGTTTCGGAACAGAAATGCCCCGCTCCTCCAGAGCCGCAGCCATGCGAGGATCGATAGGCTCGCCGGATTGTGGATCGGTCGGGACGTTCAGGCCCTGGAACTCGGGCTTCTTGCTATCGTCGCCCGTAATCCTGATCCACCACGGTTCCGTTTTGAACTGCTTGAGAACAGCCCAGATCATCCGGTAGACCTCGTTCTCGAAGTCCTCCAGACGGCCCAGAGCGCGGGCAATCTCAGTCATGCCCGCTTGTTGCAGCACAAGGCGCGAGCGGCCCGACTGACTGCCCGACGCCGCATCAGCCAGGACCGCAGGCGTAGGGGCTTGGCGGATAAGCGCCTGACGGGCCTCGGCCATCATCAGTTGCATCCCCTGCAACATATCGACCGTCTGCACCGGCTCATAGCCCGTAGGAATCACACCGTCGGGCTTGGCGGCCTCAGAGCTAGCCGTCTTGCTATCGACCTCTGGCGGGAACTCAGGATTAGAGACCCTGAGCTGACGCGACCGCGCCAGATGCAGCGAACGCGACCCGTAGGCATTCAGCTCGTCCTGCGGCGACAGCATCGCCTTGACCAGCCCCGTGCGCTGATTGTCGCGCGTGATCAGGCAGGATTGGAAGATGAAGGCGCAAAGGCTCTGGCCGCG